TTAAAGTGCGGGATACATTTTCAGTTAATTGTAGACAAACATCTTGGGATATGCCCGCTAAAACAGTCCTATCCCATAAAGACGCAGTTTTATGTTATCCAGAGCCTAAGTTAAACGGACAAAAAAGCAATTCTGATAATTTCCCTAGAAAATTATCGGTGCGTGAAGAGCTTCGATTGCAGACTGTTGGAGATGACTTTTATTTTCCTAGTGACGTGTCGCTAAATGAACAGTACAATAGGTGTTCAGGAGTACCTAGTTTGATAGCATATAAATATGGAATTGCTATTGCAAATTGTTTAAACGGGAAAGCACCAATTAGACAACATACAATTAAACGCAAATCATTATTTTAAGGAGGATTAAAAATGAAATTAACAATTAAAACAGACAAATTAAAAGAAATGGTAACAAAATCAATTAAAGGTGCAAGCAATAATAAAATGATACCGAGAACAAGTTTATTAGTAATTAGCCTTAAAGACAATGTACTAACATTAATGACTACAGATTCAACTAATTATTTATATGTTATAGAAAATAATGTTGATGGTGATGATTTTTATGTGGTAGTACCAGTAGAACAGTTTTCAAAATTAATTTCTAAATTAACTTGTGAAAATGTAACATTAGAATTACATGATAGTGAATTGGAAGTAGTGGGAAATGGTAAGTATAAAATTGAATTACAGTTAGATGAAACTGGGGAGCCAGCACATTTAACAAGTCCCCTAGACACATTTAGTTCAGATTCAGTAGAATACGAGATTGCGCTCGAAACAATTAAGACTATTTTAAACACTTTAAAGCCAGCACTTGCAGGAACATCAGAATTCCCATGCTATATGGGATATTATGTAGGTAATAAAGTAATTGCTACAGATACTTATAAAATTTGTAGTTTAGATAGCAAATTATTCGACAGTCCTATATTAATTAGTTCAGAATTAATGAATTTATTAGATGTGATTACAGATAAAACAGTTAAAATATCTATTAAAGATAATGTAATCGTAATTAAATCAAACGATTGTATAGTATACGGCATTTTAATGGAGGGCATAGATGATTATGCAATAGACGCAATCAATGGATTGTTAGATACAGAAATTGATAGCATGTGTAAATTACCTAAAAATACATTACTTCAGCTTATTGACAGACTTGCATTATTTGTAGGCACTTATGATAAAAACGGAATTTACCTTACATTTACTGAAAATGCATTAGAAGTAAGCAGTAAATCAAGTAATGGTATTGAAACAATTGATTACATTGAAAGTGATAATTTTACGGAATTTACATGTTGTGTAGATATTGAAATGCTACGGGCACTTGTAAAAGCTAATACTGGTGAAACAATTGAACTTCATTATGGAAATCCAATATGTTTAAAATTAACTGATGATAAAATTACACAGATTATTGCATTATTAGAAGATGATAGGTCTAACAACTAGCCATAATATTTTAAAGGGTAACACATAAAAATGTTACCCTTTAATACTTTACAAAACACAAAATTTATAGTAAAATACAAGTGAGGTGAAATTATGGAAACATTGGCAACTGAAATAATCAGAGAATTAAAGATATCAAGTAAACGATGGTTTATAGCATTTATAACAGTATTAGTGCTATGGTTTGCAACTATTGGTACATTTATTTGGTATATCAGCTTGCCAGTTGAAGAATATACAATTGATGTAGAGAACGATGATGGCAATGCTAATTATATAGGTGATAGTGGGGTGATAAATAATGGCGAAAGTGACAGTAACAAGGAAACGCAGAGCAACACGCAGTAGAAGAAGAAAGTAACAAATAAAAATTAGTAGTGTATAAAATCACTACTAATTTTTTTATAAATTATTGAAATTAGTTCTTTACAAATATAGAATAATATGTTATACTACATTTAACAAGTTAAGTAAGACTTGAATACATGATATTAGGAGAACAAAAACAATGATGAAATGCGAATTTGAAACATTATTAGGAAGAGAAGTATCAGACGATACTTATAAGAAAATTGAACACGTTTATACGTTTCACCCATGTATTAAAAATAAAGCTGATATAGTAATGCTTTATGATAAGTTTGGAATGAGAATTATAAATGATATGACAGCAACAGCAAGCAAAGCGATGGAACTTGAAAGTAAACGAGACTGGTTAAATCAAGAAGCACAAGCAGTACAGAAACATTTAGATAAATTAGCACGAGGTGAAATGTAATGAGCAAACTATCAAGAAGAATATTCAAAATATTATATATAATCAATTTTATATTATTATCATTATCAGCCTTTGCAACATTAATGTTATTATGTTGCATGGATGGGAATACAACTATTGTATTAAAGTGCTTAGTAGTAGCTTTATCCCTTGATTTGATTACAGGAAGTTCATTTAATTTATTAACTACTATTTTAACGGAGGGTAATAAATATGGCGAGGAATAGCATGAAAAATATTTGTAGGTTGTTAGACTCGGTAAATAAAGAAGTACCAGTTGAAAGAGATTTTTTAAATGATTTAAAAAGGTCAATAGAAATGACTGAAGATAAATATAAAAGAAAACCATCACAGACGTATAAGCCTAGTGGAATGCAATGTATAAGAAATATGTATTATCAGGTATCGGGAACAGAGCAGGACAATGGAAGTTCTAATTATACCTTGATAGGTATATGCAATAGCGGTACAGATATTCATGATAGAACGCAAAAGGCTATAATGTTAATGAAAGATAATGGCATAGATTGTGAATATATTGACGTTGCAGAATATGTTAAATCAAGAAATCTTGATTATTTAGATATTGTAAGTAAGACTGGCAATGAAACAAAGCTTTATCATAAAGAACTTAATATCTCATTCTTATGTGATGGAATTATAAGATATAAAGGTCATTATTATATACTTGAATTAAAGACGGAAAACAGCTATAAGTGGCAAATTAGACAAGGGGTAGATGAAAAGCATTTTAATCAAGGTATAGCATATTCATTAGCATTTGGAATAGATGAAGTGATATTCGTGTATATTAGTAGAGATATATTGGATATGAAAGCATTTATGTTTAATGTAACAGATGAAATGAAGAAGTCGTTGCTGGATAAAATAAATGATTGTAACGGCTATGTTGAAAGGCAGATAACACCCCCAAAGCCTGAAAACATAACGAACAAAATATGTGCTTATTGTAGTTATAAGAATACTTGTAAAAAGGAGATGTGAGAAATGAGTGATGTAAATACTGTATTACTATCAACAGGGGCATATGCTCAGATTAAGAATGAAAATTGTAAATATAGATTATTGATAGATAATCTATTAAGTAATGCCGAGTTATCTTCCGATGGAACTACATTGGTATTTAATAGTGAGAAAGTATCTAATGCGTTACAATTTGTATATGTGGATGATTATAAGAAATGCTTAGCAACAGCGAGGACACGGGCAAAAAGATATGGAGTTAGCACTAAGGAAGGTATAGCAGATGTCGAAAGTTAATAGGGGTAAGCAGTTTGAAGATGTGATAAAAAAGTCATTTGAAAAAGTAGAAGGTATATCAATAGACAGATTACACGACCAGACAAATGGCTATCTTGGAAGTGCTAATATATGTGACTTCATTGTTTATCGGTATCCTTTTCTATGTTATATGGAATGTAAAAGCTGTTATGGTAACACATTACCATTTAGCAATATAACAGATAATCAATGGAACGGATTGCTAGAAAAAAGCAAGATAGATGGTGTTATAGCAGGAGTTATGTTATGGTTTATAGACCACGATGAAACTGTATTCATACCGATAGAAGTATTACAAGCAAGTAAAGATGCAGGGAACAAAAGTGCAAATGTCAAAGACTTATACCATTCAGCTTATGCTACTAATATGATAGACATAATAGACATAAAAGGCAAGAAGAAAAGAGTATTTTTTGACTATGATATGAGTAATTTCTTTTCAAAAGTGGAAAAGTATTTATGGAGGTAGGATACAATGAGTAAAGATAATCCTTATGATAACATACAAATAGATAAAATAAAAGAAATACAATTAAGTGTAGAAGATAATTCACATACAATGGAAAATATTGTAAATGAAATTATAAAGCCTTATTGTAAAGATTTGGATAACTATGTGTCATTTATAGCCGATATACTAAAAGATGGACAAAATCCACCGACAGCGAATGAACTTGACGATTTTTGTATGAATTTGTCAACATATATTTACTTCGCAGGTGGAATGTGTGAGCAGCTAGGCATAAGAGATGATATAAGTAAAGCAGTATGGAAAGAATGCTTTCATACAGCGAGGGCAAGTCAAGATAAAGGTACAGTAGCAGATAAGGATAGTTTAGCGGAATTATGTAGTCAGCAAGAACAGTTAACTAATATATGTTATTCAAGGGCATATAAAATCATGAAAAGCAAGGTAGAGAATGCTCAAGAATTATTAAGTAGTTGTAAAAAAGTAATAAGTAGAAGAATGCAAGAACAGTCATTAACTAATTTAACTGGGGGGAATTGAAATTGAGTGATATGGATAATTACATGAACACTAGAAAAGTTTTTGCTATTAAACTGTATAATAAGTTTAGATACGAAGATAGACAATTTTTAAGTTGGGTGCAGAAACTAGATGGATTTGTTAAATATAATTTAGACACACAAGAATTAATATTTGCAACAAGATATCATGCACTTAAATCAAGAGATATCTTACAGAAAAGGGGATTTAAATGTAGTAATAATATAATTGTGCATAAGTTCATATTCAATAATTATTATAAGAGGGAATAATATGGAAATATGCAGTATATTAGAAAACAAGTGCCCTGAGAATAGATTAAAATCATGTGAAAAATGCCCATTGTATATTGTGTATAATGATTTTAAAATAAAAAGTGTAAGTATTAATAATTCAAAAGTAATACAATGTAAACAGCCTTATACTTGTACTGATTGCCCTTATGAGGACACAAATAAATGTAGAATGGAGATGTGATAAATTATAATATATTTAAAGCAATGAAAGCTGAAACAAAACTGATTAGTCTACAATGCGATTGCTGTAAACACGAATCAGATATTTTATATGATACGTATTATGGGCAATTGTGCTCAAGTTGTGCATTAGTATTAATGCCGAAAATAACTAAAGATAATTATTCAGATTATATATAAGGGGGTAGATAAAATGTTTGTAGTTGCATTTATTATAAATCTTGGGTTGATTGGTAGTAGTTCTTACTTTGCTTATAGAGCAGGACAGATAGATGAAATGAATAAAATACGGAAAGAAATGGAGAAACATAAACATGATTAAATTAGAGAATACAGAAGTAGTAGGTTGGGAACACGCAATACGAGGAATGCGAAATCCTATGAATAGTTGGGATAAGAGTGATAGTGGTATTGTATTTCAAGATGGGTATGAAGATGGAATTGGATATACTAGGGTATACTTCAAGATAGGTACTAATGACTTAGATTTAATGAAAAAGTTATCAAAAGCAGGCACAGACCATAGAAAGTTTATGCGAATGATAACAGTATATGTTGATATTACAGCACCTATGTATTTTTATAAGCAACTTGATACATATAAGGTTGGCACAGTTAGAAATTCTTGTAGTACAATGCATAAGATAACGGATAAAGAGTTCACAATTGATGATTTTAGTTGTGAGTATCTAATACCATCAAGTATGGCAACATTAGATAATTTAATAGCCGATTTAAACTGTTTGCGTGACGAGTATGTAAACTATGACATTAAAAGCAATTTTAGAATTGAGAATGATGAACAGATAGTAACAAAAGATGTTATATGGCATAATATTATACAGCTACTACCATCAAGCTATAATCAAAAGTCAACTTTAATGCTAAACTATGAAGTATTAGCAAATATATATTACAGTAGAAAGAACCACAAGTTAGACGAATGGCACGAACTATGTAGATGGATAGAAAATTTACCATATTCAGAAATAATAACAGGGGGAAATGAAAATGTCGGGATGGATTAAACCTAATGATATATGCGAAAACTGCACCTATTTGTCATACGATAAATGTCATTGTGTTACACCTAATTCGTGTAGTAATTTTAAGAATGTTCATGGTGCGCCCAGTATTAAATTTGTAGGTGATAAAGAATCAACCGCAAGTGAATTTATAAATGATGTAGATAAAGATTTAGAAAAAGTGGAACTCGTATCACACCCTATTCACTATAATAAAGATGGTAGAGATGAGTGCTGGGTAGAGATGAAAAACGCATTTAGTACTAAAGATGTAGTTATATTTGATATTTTAACAGCATACAAATATTACTATAGGGCAGGATTAAAAATAGGCAATTCATTTGAACAAGATATAGAAAAGGCATATACATATATGAATCATGCACAAAATAAAATCATGCAATTGGCATCTAATGGGTGTGACGTGAAGGAGTTAAGTACAAAATGTATTTACATGAAAGATTTATTAGATAGTATTACAAAGGAAGTGAAATCAAATGGGGACTAAAATAGATGAATTAATGAAAGAATTTAATAAAAAGGAAAAAGATAAAGATACAGCACCCTTAGTGCATGTAGGCATGGCAGATTATACTACATATAATAGAATACCATTTACAAGTCCTAGAATGAATTATTGTACTTTTGGCGGATTGCCAATAGGTAAAATGGCCGAATTTTATGGTGAAGAGCATAGTGGAAAAACTACTACATCTTTAGATATTGTAGCTAATTATCAACATATGGAATACAGTAGACCTGTACTGTATTGCGATTGTGAAAACACACTTGACGCAGAGTGGGCGAGAAAATTAGGTGTAGACACAGATAGTTTAATAGTATTAAATCCAACAAGTCAATGTGCCGAAGATATATTTGAATTTGTATTACAGATGGTTGAAACTGGGGAAATAGGCTTATTTGTAATTGATAGCTTAGGTGTAATGGTATCAAAAGAAGCTATGGAAAAGACAATAGACCAAAAAACATATGCAGGCATATCAAGACCATTAACAGCATTCAGTAATAAAGTTGAAATGGCTATGCAAAAACATCAAGTAACTGGGATATGTATTAATCAAGTGCGTGAAAATTTAAATAGCTCATGGGGTGGATTAACTACTCCTGGAGGTAAGGCATTTAAACACGTATGCAGTGTTAGAATGCAATTTAGTAAAGGCAAATACATAGACGAACGTGGAAATGAACTGACAAGAAGTGCAGAAAGTCCGGCTGGAAATATTGTATTAATGTCAATGGAGAAAAATAAAACATGTCCTCCTACAAGACGTACAGGACAATATACATTAAATTATTCAATAGGAATTGATTATTTAAAAGATTTAGTAGACGTTGCTATTAAGTACGAAATTATTGATAAAAAGGGCGCGTGGTTTAGTATAATAGATATAGAAACTGGTGAAGTAATAGCTAACAATATTCAAGGACAAGCAAATGTAAATGAATATTTAGAAGCACACGATGAAGTTTTAAAACGTGTAGAAGAATTAATTGACAGTAAAATACTTATTTAAGTATTTATTCATATGTTTTCATTGTTTTTCTCTCTCCAAATTGGGTGGCATTAAGTTGTCACCCAATTTACTTTAAAAAAAATTTAAATAAATACTTTACAAATATGTAATACTATGTTATACTACACTTGAAGTTGAATATAACTTCTAAAAATTATACACAGAGGAGAAAACAATGTTATCAATGTTAAATAACTGGAAAGGAATAGTAGAAGTAAATGGCAATACATATAATAGCATACAACAACTTGTAGGCTCTAATTTTAAGTTTGACGATAAGATACGTATTGTTTTACACCCTAAGACCGAAAAAGCTGAAAATAAGACGCTCAGTACGTCAGATAAGGAATTAAACAAGGAAATACTGTATAAGATTAAAGTAAAGCCTTATATGACTAAAAAAGCTACCCCTCAATTCGATTTTATGAGTAGGTGGAATGACAATAATCCAATGCCTTTAAGGGTGATGGTAGGTACTAAAGATAAAGAAACAAAAGGCATGGTACACATGACATTACATGGAGATATTTTAGAAAAAGAAACTCAATTTTGTATGGCATGTGGAAAGCCTATAACAAATCCAGTAAGTAGATATTTTGGAGTAGGCCCAGTATGTGGTGGTCATATGTATGTAAATCCTTTTGAAAGTGACGGAGCATTAAAGGAAGCAGTAGAGTCATATAGACAAGTATTAAGGAATAAAACTTGGTCTGGTTGGGTTATAAAAAGTGCAATAGAGGAATGTGAGGAGATTAACAATGAATAAGCCTACTAGATTTTATAGCAATCGACAGGAGAAAAAAATAGCTAAAGCAGTAAATGGAAAACAAACAGCTAATAGTGGTGCAACTGCCTTTCAAAAAGGGGATATAATCACTTCATTTTTTCTATTAGAAGCTAAGACAGTAACAAAAGAACAGAAATCATTTACAATAAAAAAAGAATGGCTAGAAAAGAATGAAGAAGAAGCATTCGCAATGAATAAGCCATATTCAGCATTAGTATTTGATTTTGGAGATGGCGAGCATCACTATGTAATAAGTGAAAAACTATTTATAATGTTACAAGAATATTTAAGGGGGTTACAATGAATGAATCACAGTTTAAAATGGTAAAAAATTACTTAGAATCAAATAATTATTTAACTAGTGCTCAGGCATTTGAATTGTTTGGAATAACAAGATTAAGTGCTATAATATTTAGATTAAGAAATAAAGGTTATTTAATTACAAGTACACATAGACAAAGTAAGAACAGATATGGTAATAATTGTAATTATGTAGAATACAGATTAATAAAGGAGGATTTTAAAAATGAAAGATACAACTGAACTAGTTGTTTATAACGATGTAATTGAAAAATATTTATTAAATATTAGTAGATTGTCAATGGAATTGATGAATAAAAATTCAAATAAGTATGAACTGAAATGGGATGAAGAAACTAAAGATAATTACAGTATTACTCCAAAGTGTGTTGTAATTGATTTTAAAACAACGTCACGAGTTGTGCAGATTTACATATTCGATAAATCTATAGATTGGCGACAAGGAGGCTTTCAAGACTCAATTAGTATTAATTTATATTTTGTAACATATGAAGAAGCTTTAGATATATATATGGGTGAAGATAAAGTAAGAGAACACAATAAAAAGGCAATAGAATTATTAAAAACAATAGAAGAATTAATATTAAGCTATATTAAAGAAAGTGAGGGGTCAATATAAATGGCAACAAAATCATTAGCTTTACTTTACAGACCAAAAACTTTTGACGATGTATGTGAGCAGGAGTCAATCAAAACAATTTTAAAAGAGCAGCTAGCTACAAGTACAATTAAAAATGCCTATTTATTTTGTGGTGCTTCAGGTTGTGGGAAAACAACTTGTGCTAGAATATTTGCAAATGAAATAAATAAGCAGCAAGGAAATCCAATAGAAATAGACGCAGCTAGTAATAATAGTGTGGAAAATATTAGAGAAATAATACAGAACGCACAGACAAAATCATTAAATAGTGAATATAAGATTTTTATCGTTGATGAGTGTATGACTGGGGACACTGAAATATTAACATCCGATGGATTTAAAAGATTCGATGCCCTGATTGGAAATGAAATGGTAGCACAGTATAATGATGATGGAAGTATTGAATTTGTACATCCTAGTTCATTTATTAAAAATCCTTATAAAGGATATTTAAAGTGTTGGAGTCCTAGAAATTGGAGCACTGTTAGAATGACACCTAACCACGTTCAACCACTTCATTATGTGAAATCTGATAAGATTAAAGAAAAATATATAAAAGATGTTAAGTTTAATCAGATGAATGAATTAATTGTAAGTGGTAAAGGAGATGGGACTAAACATGAATTAAATATTATTGACAGACTCGTTATAGCTAGTCAAGCTGATGGAACATTGCAGTATTGTAGGGATAACTATTCTCATTGGATAATTCAGCTTAAACGTGGTAGAAAAATAGGGCGATTGTTAAAATTGTTTGAAGAGGGCAATATCGATTATACTGAAATAAAGGCAAAAACTGGTTTCCGTAGATTTTCATATAACATGCCCGTAAATGCGACTAAATTATTAAGCACTTATTTTTCATTAAATTTTGACTATAATTGTGCACGTGAGTTTATTAATGAAATTAGTATGTGGGATGGAAGTATTACCCCCAATTATTTATATTATAGTAGCACTGTTAAAGAAAACAGCGATTTTGTATCAGCTGTAGCAACTTTAGCAGGATATTCATCTAGGTTACGTGTTCAGCATGACTCTCGAAAAGACTCTTATAAGTCAATGTATAGAGTGTATATGTATGATGTGAATTATGTATCTTGTGCTTCTATACAGAAAACTATGCACGAGGAATATTATAATGGATACGTGTATTGTGTTAAAGTGCCCAGTCATAAAATAATAGTACGTGCTGATGGTTTTACATTTATTACTGGGAATTGCCATATGTTGTCAAATGCTGCATGGAATGCCATGTTAAAACTGATAGAAGAACCCCCAGCAAAAACAATATTTATATTCGCAACAACAGACCCTCAAAAGATACCTAAAACAATCCTAGGAAGAGTTCAGAGGTATGATTTTAAGCGAATAAGTCAGGAAGCCATTGAGAATAGATTAGTACATGTATTAAAAGAAGAAGATAGACTAAGTGGCAATAATTCCACATGGGACGCAGAATCTATTGAATTTATTGCTAAAATGGCAAACGGCCAAATGAGAGATGCATTAACAATGTTAGATAAATGCTTATCATACTCAAATTATGTTACAATTGAAAATGTTGTGAAAGCACTTGGCACCGTAAATTATGATATCATGTTTAAGCTGACAAATAGAATATTTGACGGAAATGCAAAAGAAGTAATTAAATTGATAGGAGAAATCTATATGTCTGGAAGTGATTTAAAACAGTTTGTAAAAGATTATATGTTATTCATACTAGATATAAATAAATATGGTATTTTAGAAGCAATAAATTACACCAATATCCCAGCTACGCAAGATTACATGGAAGAATTGGAGTCTTATGGCAATGCTGAATTTAAGATATGTAAGCATTTATTAGACACATTAATCAAGTTAAATACTGATATTAAATGGGATAGTGCACCAAAAGGAATTATTGAAGCAACATTATTATTAGAATGTAAGGAGTCTATATGATAGGGCAGATAGAATTATTAAATAAAATAGATAAGCTGATTGAAAATGATAAATTCCCTAGATTTTCAATTTTAGTAGGATTAAAGGGAAGTGGCAGAAGTAAAATTGCTAAAGAAATAGGGTGTAAATTAAATGCTACCATAGTACAGTTAGCTGATATAAAAGTAGATACAATTAGAAATATGATTAAAGACAGTTATAATATAATGACTAAAACAATTTATATCATGCCTAATTGTGATAACATGTCACCCAATGCCCAAAATGCAATCCTAAAAATAGTGGAAGAACCACCTAATAATAGCTATTTTATAATGACAGTAGAAGATGACAACAACCTATTGAATACTATTAGGGGCAGGGGTACTTCATTTAGAATGAATACATATACTCCTGATGAATTAATGCAATTTGCTGATACATATTTAAATCATGTAGATGATACAATGGAATCATTTATTGTAAATATATGTGATACTCCTGGGGAAGTATTAAATATGTGTGGCAATGATAGCAATCACATTAAAGAATTTAGAAATTATGTAGACCTAGTAATCAATAATATAGGCGAAGTAAGTACAGCTAATGCACTAAAGATAGGAAATAAAATAGCATTTAAAGATGAAGCTGACAAATACGATTTAAGGATGTTTTTTAAGACTTTCAGCTATATGTGTATATTAAATATGACAGAAAATAAAAACTTAAAATATGCTAAACTGGTGCAGATTACAAGTAAATGCTTACAGCAATTAAGAATAAAAGGCATAAACAAGTCAAATGTATTTGATAAATGGGTATTAGCAATCAGAGAGGAATTAAGGTAATGGAAGTATCTGAAATCAAACAACAGATAATACATAAACAGCCTAGTAATTTCTATATATTTACTGGCGAAGAATTCGAAGTAAGAAACATATACATTGACAAACTCGCAGAATGTAGGGAACTTACTAAAGTAAACACAGATACTATAGAAAGTATATATAGTAAATTGCAGGCAAAGTCATTTATTCAAAAGTATTATTGTTATGTTGTACGTGATGATGAAGAGTTTATGAAAAATGAAAAGGTCTGGGATAAAATAAAGACTGTAATAGGAAATAATATGCTTATACTAGTATATACAGAAATAGATAAAAGGAAAGCCTTTTATAAGCACTACAAAGGCGATATAGCCACTTTTGAGCATTTACCTATAAATATACTAGTAAAGCATATAAAACAGCAAATAAACTTAAATGAAGAAGCTTCAAAGTATCTTGTAGATATTTGTGGGTCAGATTATTCAAGAATATTACTTGAAATAGATAAAATAAAAGCATATAGTAATGCTACTGGTAATACAAATATGAATAAGTGCTTTGATGAATTACTTGATGACGGCGCAATTTACGAACCACCGATTGACTCTGCGTTTGAATTTGTGAATGTTGTGTTGAAGTCGAAAATAACAAAAGCATTTAAATTATACAAATGTTGTGTTGAACTCAATCAATCAACCATAGGACTTATGCAATTACTTTATTCAAATGCTCGTCAGGTATTGCAAGTACAGACAGCTGGAAATAAAGATGTTGAGCAATCAACAGGACTAACAGCATGGCAGATTAAATGTGCAAGGGAAAAAACTGGGTATTATAGCAATGATGAATTAATTCAGATATTACAGTTGATACAGGAAACAGATTTAAAAATAAGACTCGGCGAAATAGAAGAGTCAATAGCAATTCCATATATATTAATCAATATTTATAAGGAGGTATAGTAAAATGAAAAATTGTTGCATGGGGTGCACAGACAGAACAATAACTTGCCATAGTAATTGTGAAAAATATAAAAATTGGCGAAAAGAATATTTAAGATTAAAGAAAGAAAATCAAAATATAATGGGTTGTTATATGGTAGAACAAAAAATAAAAAGGGAAAAGGCAAATAAATGGAAAAGATAAAATTATATAATTATTGTTTAAGATGTGGAAGAAAATTAAAAAAGGAAGAATATAGAAAAATCGGTTATGGGAAAGTATGCCTATATAAAATGAAGGAGTCAAATAAATTAAAATTATTTTAAATAAGTACTTTACAAATATGTAGGACTATGTTATAATGCACTTGAAGTTAAATAATACAGGTTAAGCAGTTGAAGCAATTAGCTTAGTTTGTTATAAACATTATATTACATAAAGGAGATTAAAACAATGACAGACGAAAAGATTTTTGAAATTCTGGGAGCAACAAACATGACGGAGTATGACGTTCAGAGGCATTTTAAAAACGGAGTGTACGTTTACGAGGCTGAAGACGTGAAGCGGAATGCGGAAGAGTACTACCCTGATTTAGAACCTGAAGACTACGGAGAATTAAGACAGGGCATTGACGATATGACCTTGCCAGCAAGCTGGAGTGATTGCGATTTAGTAGTGGTTGACGGAATCACCTACTTTATCAGCTATTGCTTATAGAATAAAAGAAAGGGGCTAAAGACAGTGAAAAAAATTAATAGAGGGCTATTTATATGATACAGGCAACTCTCAATTACTTACACGGGCTATATTATTTCCTGAAGAATTATATATCACGGATGAGAGGAGATTATTTATATTTATATATCCTGAAAATGATGAAATTATACCAATATTAAATAACGAGTACTTAGAAGCCTGGGGATTAAAAGCAGCTGGAAGATACGAAGCTACTAAATTGCTAGACAGAATATATGATATTATAGATAGATAAATATGGATATTCTATATTAAAGGTACACAAATAGTCCGCTCAATTAAATGGTGGACTATTTGTATTTTATACTTTACAAATTGTTAAAAATAATATATAATAAGTAATATATTATTAGAGGAGATACTGATATGGGAAGCACCGGAGCAATTCGTACTGAGCAAAAGTTTTTTCAAAGTATAAGAGGATAAAGTATGGCAAATAGTAATAGTACAATGATACACAAACTTCAAAGGGCGATAAATGGTAAAGGAGAAAAGTTATTGTACCAGACGTCCCAGTTCTTCAGTGAAGACCAGAATAGACCAGTAACAGTATATCATATAAAAAAGGTAGTGTGGGATGAAAAAAGAAACAGAAATAAGAATGTAGAACTATTTAAATCAACATCACAAATACAAATAGTATTATTTTTAAGAGATTATTGGTACACATTAAATAATATTCCATTGCCAACAGATAATGAGAAATGGGAAAAAATAAAGGGGGAGCTGAAAAATAACAAAGTAGGAACTTAAAAAAGAAAATGTGTGCCTAAAAGAGAATAGAAGATTTACAAAGTGAATTAGATGATTTAAATGATGCTTATTCTATTTTGGAAAATGAAAATGCAAATTTACAATTTGAATTAAATAATTCACCTGACAGAATAAATAATATAGATAATTTTAAATTTCAGTTGAGATGTGATAATTTAATGTCATTAGAATTAAAACAATTCATAGCTGATTATTTAAGATGGCATAATAAATAAGATAGGAGGTAGTAAATGACAATTAAAGAAGTAAAAGAAGATAAACACCTAAATATTAAAACAAAAACAAAAACAAATCCATATAGTAAAGCATTAAGAACAAATACAGGACATACACTAACAGACAAAGAAGCTGCTTTTATAGATAATTATATAGCAAGTGGTAACCAAAGACAGTCAGTATTAGAAGCAGGATATAAGACAAATTGCCCTAGTCAAGTAGCGCAAATCATTATAAACAAATCTTATATCAAGGAAGAAATCGATTTCAGACGACAGCAATTAGCTAGTCAGCGCATAGCAAGTGCCCAGGAAATACTAGAATACTTTAGTTCTGTAATGCGTGGAGAAGTAAAAGACCAATTTGGATTAGAAGCACCTTTAGGAGAACGCACCAAGGCAGCTCAAGAACTAGCAAAAAGACAAATTGATATTGATAATAAGATAAATGGTAAGCAGCAAGCAGAGGTTAAAATCACATTAGATTGGAAAAGGAACTAAATTTATTGTACAATTTTACTAATAGGGTGTTTTTATCACGGAGGAAATAAAAGTTCGTTTGTACAATTTGTACAAAAGCCAAGACATTTTCGATGATTAGCATCTCCTCATATAGTGTTATTGACTAGCTGATTTATCATATCAACTAGTCAACTTTGCCTCTTAGCCAAAAGGTAAAGGCAGTAGATTTTGATTCTACGATTTATAGGTTCGAATCCTATAGAGGCAGTCGGTTAAATGAAAGAAGTATTTATATGCACGATTTATCAATATCAATAAAAGATTGCATTATCCCGATGTATGATGATGTATTAAAAGATATATTAGCTCATAAGCATGTACATTATGTATTTGCTGGAGGTAGAGGAAGTACTAAATCGTCGTTCGTAGGGGGAATTGCAATCCCTCTGCTAATAATGCAGAATCCACTATGTCATGCAGTATGTTTTAGACAAGTTGGCAATACAATTCAAAAATCAATACGTTCTCAGGTAGAGTGGGGTATTCATCAATTGGGGTTAGATGCGTTATTTACAATACCTAAAGCCTATAACAATCCTATAATATATAATCCTACTGGGCAGCAGATTATATTTATGGGAATGGATGACCCTAACAAAGTTAAATCATTAAAGCTGCCTTTTGGATATGTAGGCATAACATGGTTTGAGGAATTAGACCAATACGCAGGAGAAAATGCTATAAGAAAAGTATTGCAGTCAACTATGCGTGGGGGTGAGTTATTTTGGGATTTTAGAACATTTAATCCTCCAATAAGCAAAAACAACTGGGCGAATGAATACGCAGATATCGCAGAAACAAGACCTAATACTCTAGTTGTTAGAAATACCTATTTAGATGTCCCAATTGATTGGTTAGGTCAACAGTTTATAGAAGAAGCTGAAGACTTAAAAGCAATTAATCCTGCTGCCTATGAACATGAATATTTAGGTATTGCAATTGGTACAGGTGGAGATGTATTCCCTAATGTTAGTGATTTAGATATGAGTCAGCTAGTACCTATTAGGGACTATAATGGTAACACATTAAAAGAAATGCCAATGTGGCAGACTTTTGACCGTATTTATAATGGCATTGACTGGGGATTTGCCAAAGACCCATTTAGATTTGTAAAAATGCACTTTGATTCAAGAAAATTAGATTTGTATATATTTGCTGAATATAGCACTACTAAAACAAGAAATGAAGATGTATTTAATACTATATTCAATGAAAAAAAGCTAGTAACAAAGGAAGAACTAATTACAGCAGACAGTGCAGAAGAAAAGTCAATAGCCGATTTTAAGGCATATGGTGCATTTATCAGAGGTGCTGAAAAAGGGCCAGAGTCCGTAAGATACGGCATTAAATGGTTGCAAGGTTTAAGACATATTTATATTGATAAAAGAACTTGCCCTTTAACCTATAAGGAATTTATCGGCTATGAATACGAACAAGATAGGGATGGTAATTTTATAAGCGCATACCCTGATAAGGACAACCATTCGATAGATGCCACTAGGTATGCACTTGAAAAATATTGGAAGAGGAAAGGAAATTAGTGTTATGGGGAGCACTAGTACGGGTAAATTAACACACAGTATACAACACATAAAAGTCAATCCTAACTGGGCGTATCAACCAGATGAAAATACTGATTTGAATGATATGGTAAGAAATCCAATTCCATTCGTGGGTATAAGTAAAGACTTAGAGCTTGCAATGTTATTCGATGGAAACGATACAAGACAGTCTAAATATGAAAATGATGTTAGTATTGATATATCTAAATTGCAAACCCTCCAACCATTCGTATTGAAATCTGGTTTAGAAAACTATCAAAGGTTTGATTTAACCGAAAGACCATATGTAGTTGAATATAAAGGTAAATATTACTTATTAGATGGTAATCATAGGGTTGCAAATGCTAAATTAAAAGGGGACAAATTGGTGAAAGTAGACATATCACACAGAGTCCTAAAATAAATATATAATAGGCTGAATTAAAAGTGAAAGGAAATTAAGGATATGGGTTCAGTAGGTACGACTGGAAAAGGTACTTGATGATGTGATGAATGTTATTCACGAATTAAGATAATACTCAGTAAAAAGTTATTTACATATAATTATTTATGTATTATAATGTTTAATATAAATTAAAGGGGGGGGTACTTATCAATGAGAAGTACAGGAAATTCAGTAATAGCTACAAAAAAACGACATCTGCTAATAGCAATCTTAATAATAAATTAACTACTGCATACCAAGCAGTATTAGACAAAGCAAAGGCAAGTGCTAAAGCTAATCCAAATAATCTAACATACCAGAATATGGTTTTCAATTATATAGAGCTGACGAAAGCTAATAAAGCTACTAATATTCAAATTGGTAAGACATATTCGGGTACAAAAGCTATTATAGCATTAGATAGTCAAACAGAACTTGGTTCTAAGGCGGCAATTACAATTGATGGTAAAACAACCAATTACACTTTGAAATACGGGAGTCAGCCTAGATTTTATGGGGGTAAAGTTTGGGAGAATGAAGATGGGAGTCAATTTAATTCAGATACCACTATAATCCTTTCCAGTCTCTACCAGCTAAGAGGTGGTAAATTGAAGAATGATAAAACTGTTAAAGTAAAATTATTAGGTAAATAATGCAAACAATAATACACGAAAAAGGATACAAGTATATAAATTCCATATTTAACGACATAGAACATTTCTATTCTATGACCAGTGTTAAAGAAAACACAAGACAGCTTGTTCCATACACGTTTGACAGCTCATTCACACGTTTATCAGCTTTATTTAGCCAGTTTGGAGGGGTTGACTATACATTTAACTATATAGACAAGAAATACGTCAAATTGTCTAAAATACAAAGTGGTAAGAATATTATTGTATGTTTTAGTGGGGGTAAGGACAGTCTTACCACTGCTTTACACTATAAGGAAACAGGATGGAAAGTATACTTGTATCACGTTACTGGAGTTAATAAGACATATTATGACGAGCATAAATACGCAAGCAAACTTGCGGAAATGTTGGAATTACCAATTATCATTGAGGATATAAGCTATAAAGGAAATCACGAATGGACAGAACATCCGATGAAAAATATGGTAATAGCAAGTATGGCATTAAACTACGGTATTAAACATAACACAACAACCAAAATTGCATTTGGTAATTTTAACACCAGTTCACTTTACAATGATGAATTTGGTGTATGTGGCGGAGATTGTAAAGAAATGTGGCAGGCATATGAAAGTATAATAAACACAGTTCTTACAGGATTTAAAATATACAGACCAAACAGAAATTATCAAACAGCATTCAATAAGCTGTTAAAATATCCAAATTTGATAGAGCACACAATAAGCTGTCTCACACCTAATAGGTTTAGGGAACAGTTTAGACAAAGAACTATGGCAAAATATGGATACCAGTTATCTGAAAATCGTTGTGGTTGTTGCTGGAAATGTGCAGTGGAATATATTCAGTTTACAGACAACAACATATTTTCATTAAATCCCCAATATTATATTTACTGTCTTGAAATATTGTGTTATACTATATTCAAGGAGTCCGGAAGAATGATACACAATGTGAATGAAGTCTGGAATAGCTACTTTTTCTATCCCATGTCAAAATCAAAGATGAAAGGAGTACTATACAATGCAACTATTCGAAGTGGAAAAATCAAGTATTTCCAGTAAATTATTAAAGGATAAATATATAGTTCCACCATTCAGTATATTAGACGCAAAAAGTGGGTATTGGATGGAAAGGAAAAAGGAATGGGAAAACATATTACAGGACAGAACAGACAATATTAGAAATATCACTGCAAGAGGAAACACTTGTTATAAAAACAATTATGACAACGTGGATGCTTATTATGGATTAAAATCAAAAGGTACAATAAGCACATTTGACCCATTTCTATGCGAAATATTAATAAAGTGGTGTAGCACTCCTGCAATGCGGATATTAGACCCGTTTGCAGGGGGAATAGTCAGAGGGGCAGTAGCTGGGGTATTAGGGAGAAAATATACAGGATATGATATTAATCAAAAACAAGTGGCGCATAATATCACAAGATGGCGTCAGTTAGCAATGCAATATGTAAATATTGAAAATGATGTGGTGTGGGTAAACGATGATTCAGAAAATATGCGTTTGGCGGATAAAACATTTGATATGCTGTTAACTTGTCCACCATATTACAATTTAGAGGTATATACAGATAATCCTAATGATTTAAGCTGTCAAAAAACTTATGAAGATTTTATAAAAAAGTATACAAATATAATACAAATATGTTATAATAAGTTGAAGGACAATTCATTTGCAGTTATTGTAGTAGCAGAAATCCGAGATAATAATGGCATTATGTGTGGGTTTGTACCTGATACAATAAATGCCTTCAAACAAGCAGGATTTAAGTATTACAATGAAATGATACTGGAAAATAGAGTTGTTAGCCTAGGTGTAAGGTGTCCAAAGTACTTTGACCAGAGTAGAAAAGTAGGTAGACATCATCAAAATGTTTTGGTATTTTACAAAGGGGATACAAGAGAAATAGAAAATAAGTTCGGAGCATTTAAAAATGAATAGGAGTATATAAATGTTTTCACAAGTGTTTACAAAAATAAAGGAGATTATATGTAACATGATAGGTAGTAGAACGATTGAAAATGCATTGCACATTACACCGGTAGTATCAACTAAAATGGAAAAAGCAATTCAATTATGGGGCGATATGTACGAGGGTAGATGTCCTTGGTTGCATGAACCCGACAACGATAACCCCGTAAGAATAGCTTCATTAGGGCTACCAGCATTTATTGCTAGTGAAAAAGCAAGAATGGTAACATTGGAGATGAAGTCAGAAATTACAACGCCCACAGAAGTGACAGAAGAACCTAATCCAGATTACAAGCCCCCAACAGAAGATGAAAATGGAAATATTACAGTAAGTGGTGAAAAACCTACAATAGTAACTGAAAAGCCAGTGAGTGATACTAGTAGGGCAGAGTATTTACAATCACAATATACAAAAGCAACAGAGCAATTAAGACCTCAAGTAGAATATGGAATTGCTAAGGGTGGATTAGTAATTAAGCCATATGTTATTTTAAATGTGCCTGAAATTGAAGGTGAAGTAGCACAGCCCAAAATTGAATACGATTTTGTACAAGCAGATGATTTTTATCCTTTAGCGTTTGATGGAAGTGGTAAAATAATTGAGGCTGCCTTTGTGCAATCTAAAATAGATAAAAATACAATCTATCGTAGACTCGAATATCATAAATTAGTAGGAAATACTGTTATTATTCAAAACAGAGCGTACGAAAGCAATAATGTACAGCATATAAATACTTTTGATGATGAAAGTTTGGGTAAAGAAATACCTCTTACATATGTCCCAGAATGGGCAGATATACAACCTGAAACAAGAATACAAAATGTTGATAGATTATTATTTGCCTATTTTAAAATGCCTGAAGCTAATACAGTAGACCCTCATAGTCCTTTAGGCGTTAGTGGATATAGTAGGGCAGTAGGATTAATTAAAGAAGCAGATAAGCAATACAGTAGAATCTTATGGGAATATGAAGCAACCGAAGCCGCCATTGACATTGACAGAGACGCACTAGCAGAAGTATACGATAATCAAGGCAATGTGCATTCTATTAACCCTACATTGCAAGCTAGATTATTTAGACCAGTTGATTTAGGTGAAAGTAATACATATAATCCATTTTTACCAACTATTAGAGATACATCATTAATTAACGGATTAAATAATATCTTAATGAGAATCGAAGATGTATGTGCATTAAGTAGGGGTACAATATCTGACGTAGCAGCAGAAGCAAGGACAGCTACGGAATTAAAGATATTAAAGCAACGTAGTTATAGTGCTAATGCTGATATACAGCACGCATTGGAAAAAGCATTAAAAGACCTAGTATATATCATGAATGTATACTGTACAGTTTATAATATTACTCCTGAAGGTGAATATGATATATCTTTTGAATGGGATGATAGTATTTTAACTGACGTTGATAGTGAATTATCCAAACGTATCACCTTAATGCAAAATGGATTAGCTAGTAAGGTTGAAACAAGGATGTGGTACTTTGGTGAAACTGAAAGGCAAGCAATGGAAGCACTGCAAAAAGTGTCAGATGAAAATAAACAATCAGCTGAAGATGAAGTAATGAATACTTTTGGTGGAGATAATAAATAATGTTAAGTGAAGATAGCATTGATACATTAATGCAGCCTATAATAACAAGACAAGAGGGTATAAATACCTATATCATTAATAAAATTGCAGAAAGGGTTAATGATATAGGTAAAATGCTGCCCTCTGATATATATAAATTAGAAAGATTATTAAAAACTGGCAGTGATGTTAAATTGATTAACAATGAACTTGCCAAAGTGACTAGACTACAGATTAAAGATATTAAAAAATTAATAAGAATAGTTGCACAAGATGTTTATTTAGATACCAAACCATTTTACGATTATCGACATTTATCATTCATACCTTTTGATAAAAATACAGAGTTGCAGAGTATAGTAACAAGTATAGCTACACAAACCGCTGAAATGTATATTAATATGTCTAAATCACAAGCATTTATGATACGTGATTTAACTAACCCAAGTAAATTAATACCAACTACAATATCTGATACATATCAGACAATCGTAGATGAAGCAATTCAAGCTAATTCAATGGGTATAATTGATTACCATACTGCTATGCGTAGAACTATGAAACAGTTAAATGAAAGTGGTATAAGGTGCGTTATATACCAAGCTGAAAGTGGGCGTATACACACGCAGAGATTAGATACAGTCGTACGTAGAAACCTATTAGATGGTGTACGAGCTATTAATCAAGGTGTGCAAGATGAAACCGGTCGTCAGTATGGGGCAGATGGTAAAGAAATATCTGTACACCAATATCCTGCCCCTGACCATGCTGAAGTGCAAGGACATCAATTTACTAATGAAGAATACACTAAAATGCAAGATGGTAAAAGTTTTAAAGACATACAGAGCAGAGCATATGAAGCATTTGAACGAAAAATAGGCACTCTGAATTGTAGGCATTTTGCATTTTCTATAATAATTGGGTATGCTAAGCCCAATTACACCGATAAACAATTAAATCAGTTTTTAGTGAACAATAATAGAGGATACACATTACCTAATGGTAATCGTCTTACAATGTATCAATGCACACAAGAACAGAGGCGATTGGAAACAGAAGTGCGAAAAGCAAAAGATGGTCAAATAATGGCTAAGAAATGTGGTGACATAGAGCTTGCTAAGCAGTACCAAGCTAAGATAAACGAATATACAACTAAATATAATTCATTCAGCAAATCATGTGGACTTGTTATTAAACCTATTAAAACGACAGTTAGTGGGTATAGAAAAATAAAATTGTAAAATTAATACTTGACATATAATAAAATATGTGGTAATATATTTGATATAAATTAAAAGTTAATATAAATTAAAAGGAGGTACTTATCAATGGGAAGTACAGGAGCAAAAAAAAATTCAAGTATTGCATTAAATGCTAATAATACAAGTGTTACGACGATAGAAAATAAGATACCCACAATAGGGGATTTAGTGCATATTAAATCTTGGTTCATTGATAAAATAAATAAACCTAATTATGCAATGAGTCCTTATGAAGGAGAACAATATAGAATTATACAAGAGACTGAAAAAGCCTATAAGATAAGTATAGACACTGAAACACTAGATGGTGAACATGACGTGTCATATACCTCTTGGATTCCTAAATCTGCCACTCAGACAAATGCACAATATTTGGAATCTCGTAAGCAAGAAGAAGCAAGATATAATAAAGGTGTAAGAGAATATGACAGACTCATTAAATTCGCTAAAGATAATAATATTAAAGGAGTTAGAGTTGGTTTAAAAAAGAAAACCATTCTTGATAAGCTTGAAAAAGCCGGGTTAAAATTCAGTTAAAAATAATTATAAAAATATACAAAAAATACTTTACAAAATTAATTTGATATAGTATAATCATATAGAAGAGTAATTAGTTGATTTCAAGTTATTTGGATTCATTTTCAAATTCCTCCTCGTGATTTCAAAAGCATATATTGTATGGACTAGTCCCCATATGGTATATGCTTTTTTCACGTATAAAAGGATATATCAAGGGAGTATATTAATGGCAGCAGCAATTATAGGGTTAATAGGTTCTGTTTTAGTCGGTGTATTATCGTTAATTGGAGTAATATATACAAATGCACAAAGCAATAAAACAGTTGAAAATCAAATAGTAACAGCACAAGCAGTAACGGATAATAAGATAGAAAATCTTACAAGGGAAGTTAAAAAGCATAATGACTTCGCAAGTAGAATACCTGTACTTGAAAATAAGATAGAAAATCTTGAAGAAGAGGTAAGGGAGTTGAAAGAAAAATGAAAGATAAATTAAAAGATTGGCAAGTAAGAGCAATTAAAACATTTATTCAAACATTTATAGGCACATTAATTCCATCAATTTGTTTAGCTATTGGAGATTCAATGCCTACGAATTTAACTGGTTGGAAAACATTGCTAGTACCGCTAGTATGTTCAGCCACTTCATCTGCAATTTCAGCGGCATGGAATATTATTGAAAATGGAATTGATAATTAAACCTTTATAGGTTTTATTATATAGTCTAGCATAAAGACCTTAAAATAAATGCACATTCACGCAGCACACCGACTGCGAATTTATAAATTAAGGTGATATAAAGGATGTAAAAGGAGTTAAAAAATGAATTTAAAAGAACTTTTTGACAAAGCTGAAAATGGTACGTTCAATTATGAACAGTTTCAGGAAGCTACAAAGGATTTAAAACTTGTCGATTTGAGCGAGGGGGCTTATGTATCTAAATCAAAGTATGAAGATGATATTAAGACACGAGATACGCAAATTGACACATTAAATGCTACTATAGGTTCTAGGGATAAGGATTTAGAGGCAATTCAGAAACAGCTTTCAGAAGCTGGAGTTGACGCTGAAAAACTTTCCACATTGTCAAACGATTTATCCACATTGCAGGGTAAATATGATACTGATATAAAGCAGTATAAAGAACAGTTAAGAAAACAATCATATGAATTTGCTGTCAAAGAATTTGCAAATTCGCAGAAGTTTTCAAGTAATGCTGCCAAACGAGATTTTATTAATTCTTTGGTAAATGCTAATTTAAAAATGCAAGATAATGAGATTTTAGGTGCTAATGACTTCATGTCAAAGTATACAGAAGCAAACGCAGATGCGTTTGTAGTGGAAACACCAAAGCCACAGCCTACTATTGTAGCATCCACTACAGCACCCACTCCACAGCCAAAGCAATCATTATCAGACCTCATGGCAGCGAAAAACAATAATCCAGATATGGAAGTTAATTACTAAACGCAAAGAAAGGAAGTAGACTATAATGGCAGTAAAGCAATTATTTGATTCAAAGCTATTTAATGGCGAAGTATTTCAGGGATATGTTGATAGAATTCCTAATACAAGACTCACAGAACTTTTAAAGTCGAGAGCCATTAGACAAAGACAAGACCTCGTATCGTCAATGTCAGACCAAGTAGGGGGTAACTACATTACCACACCACTTAAAGGTCTTATTAGTGGTTCGGTACCAGTAAACTATGATGGTGATACAGATATTCCATCATCAAGCACCGACACATTCTCACATTCTAGGGTTGTAGTTGGTAGAGCATGTGCATGGACAGAAAAGGATTTCTCATATGATATTACAGCTGGTGAAGATTTCATGGAAAACGTAGCACAGCAGATTTCAGAATATTGGAATGAGATTGACCAAGATACTATTGTACATATCCTTAATGGTGTATTTAATATGTCGGATAAGGCTGGTGCAAACTTCGTAAATAAGCATACATACAATGTAACAGCACTTACTAACTCAGAAGGTAAGACTGGGTATATGGATGGTACTACACTTAACACAGCAATGCAGAAGTCATGCGGTGACCATAAGAATAAGTTTTCACTTGCAATTATGCATAGTGCAGTAGCTACTAATCTTGAAAATCTTAAGTTACTTGTATATCTTAAGTACAATGACGCAAACGGAATCGAAAGAGATTTGTCAGTAGGTACACTTAATGGTAGAACAGTAATCGTAGATGATTCTATGCCGACTGTTGAAGATTTATCAACAGCAACATTCACAGCAACTTCTGATACTTCTATTGATTCTACTAAGACTTACTACACAAGAAGTGGTTCAGCTAGTGCTGGATATACTTATGCAGAAGTTAGCAATCCAGTAGTAGACAATATTAAGTCTTACTACGAAAAGACAACTGATGGTGAAGTTGCATATATTACTTATGTATTTGGCGATGGTGCAATTGAATATACTAACTGTGGTGCTAAAGTACCTTATGAAATGTACAGAGACCCTAAGACTAATGGCGGTGCTGATACACTTTATAGCAGACAGAGAAAGTGCTGGTCACCTTATGGAATTTCATTCACACAGAACACAATGAAGTCACTTTCACCTACTAATGATGAACTTGAACTTGGTGCTAACTGGGAACTTGTAAATTCTAATAATGATGGTGAAAAGAAGTATATTTCCGATAAGGCTATTCCAATTGCAAGAATTATTTCACTTGGCTAATAAATGAAAGGATGGTGATTGAATATGGCAGTTAAAACATATTCATTAAAGAAAGATGGAGAAACTAGTTTATCCACTAATTTCAAAGTCAAAGAATTTAAATGCCATGATGGTAGTGATACAATTTTAATTGATACCGCTACTGTGGGATATTTACAAGCTGCAAGGCGATTAACTGGTACTGCAATCACCATCAATTCAGCTTATAGAACATCAGCATACAATAAAAAGATTGGCGGTGCAAGTGCTAGTCAGCATGTGAAAGGTAAAGCATGTGACACATATAGTAAAGCCGGTTGTGATTTACTTGCAAAGATATATGAATTATTAGGTGCGAATGGGATTGGGTATTATACCT